CCACCAAGTGCTGTACGAATCTCTTCTCGATATTGACGTGCAAATGCGTTTTGATCGCCAGTAATGGCATCTGGGACAATGTAACCAACTCGATCGTTTGGTTCCAGGTTTGCAATAATCCTTGGTACACGAATCTGACCATCTACTCCACGGCTGATAGGATCAGCCTTAAACATAGAACGACTAAGGGCAGATGGACTTGTAAAGCCTGAGTTAGCAGCAATAGAAGGACGTTGTACTGTACCCTCTCCACCTGACTCAATTAGATCTGTCTTAGGGCGAGACGAAAGAAGAGTTGGATTACCAAAGAACTGAACGTTCTTACGCATGGTACGAACCAATTCGTCATGTGTGACGATATGATTGGCAAGCGCATCGAATTCACCAACACCTTCTGTTGAAAAGCCTTTCGGATTGTTAAAGATCTCAACGCAAGGAATAAAGCCGAGTGTATTGCGATAAGTTTTAGTTTTACCTGGTACCACAGAGACCGGCTGGTCAAAAGATAACTCGCCTTCTGAGTGTGTTTCTTCAATTGTTTTGCGTTTAATTGAAAGTTTTATATATCTTTTTTGTCCCTGTCCGCCAAAACCTTCCATTCCAGAAATAGAAGTTTGTTGAATGTCTTGATTAACACCAAAACCATTCTTCACTTTATAGCTGTAAATGATTACAACTTCGTCAAGTTCACCATCGACGTTGTAATAAGTTCTATACTCGTGTTTCCTAAAGTAATAAAGACGATAGTTGCTAGAAGTAGGACGGATATAAAACAGGCCTTGCCCATCACATAAAAAATAATCCCAAATGGAATCGAATCTTGTGTCAAGTTGGTTGTATTTAATTACACGATCAACAAAATCTTTTCGCTGATTACCAAAATTATCTTGAGCGGGAAAAAATTCAACCCCCTGGCGGATACCAAAAAGTTTCATTTGTGCCAGGTGGGAAGCTACTACGCTGGTATCAACACCCGTTCCACCATCTTTTTCAAGATAGGAATCAACAATTTCTTTAAGGCGGGATTTAGCGTCAGCAGCCATTAACTATTTTCAACCCATTGGAATTAGTTTAACAGTTTTGAAAAATTAAGAGACATATTTATTTTGAAATCCAAAAGGTAATTGCATACCCATTAAATTACCCGGAGCGCCCGAATAACCACCTAGTGCTTGGCGAAAACGAACATCAATTGCTCCTTCACGACCAGGGGCGTTAAGTGGGAACACGCGAGTTGGGCTAATACTCGGGGCTTGGCGGGGTGCGCCAGGTTGATTTTCTTTTTGCAGTTGTTTGTATTGCTGTCCGCCACCAAAGGGAAGATCTAGTCCAGCCATTAAATTACTCGGTGGAAAATTAGATGACAAGGGGGTAGCTTCTGAATAATCTCTGTCAGGAATATACTCTAAAGTTCGGGAGATTCCATCATCTCGACCAGGGATATATTCAAGTGTTTTAAAACCAACTTGAGGATAAAAACCTAAATTTCCACCAACGGGAATACCACCTTGAATACGCATTTATCTAATTATTTAATAGTTCTATCTTACTCTTCTATAACTTCGTATCCAGATTCATCGTTAAGCTTAGAAAGAACAATTCCTTCTCCTTTTAAATTCCAAGAAAGTACGTCTCCTTCTTGCCAACCTAATTCTTCAATAATATCTTCGGGAAACTCAATAAAGAGTTCTCCGTCTTGATCTTCTTGAACCTCGATGATGTAGCTAGTCATCGCAAAAGACGTTCCATCATTTTGTCCAGCTTACTATTAATTTGCTTAAAGTTGTCGTGCATTTGTTGTATTTCTCTTAAAAAATCAACCTTTAACACGTAGTCCAAGGGCATCCTGTTGAACTGATCTTCAATACTATTTACTTTTGTTTCGTGAGATTGCATTCTCTCAGAGATTTGTTTGATCCGTTCGTGCGATCTTGATAATAACTTATTTGCTGTCCAGGTGCCCCCAGAAATTGCAGCAACAGTGGTAGTAATTAAGATCGCCAGGTACTCCGGTCCCATGGCAAAGATGTTTTTTCTTATTCTAGGATTAGTAATCAATTTGAAGATTACCTTTCTTCATGAGACCATTGATAAGCCAGACTAGGGCATCAACACAATCATCGTGACTGCTAACTCCAAAATTGGTAAGCTCTTCAAACATTGCTGTAAAGTTTCGATACCGATTAAAGCAAACTTTTCGATCTTCAAACAGACCCATACAACCACGGAATCGAGCAAGTTTATCTGCTCTAAATCCTTTAACAGGATGCCACAAAATATTGTACAAACCTTCGTTATTTAAACAAATACGCCTAAAGTCAGCTTCTAAAGAAGCCTGGTATGCCACAGCTTCTGAATAAACATCACAAGTATTGAACGTAGGAAAATAATTACCGTTCTCATCTCTACCAATAATTGACCAATCATTAAGTAATTCTTTAAGAGCATCTAGTTTTTCTAAGTTACCCATCACGCGCATACGGCGATAATCAATGATATGAATCTTGTCTCCAATCCTTCCACCAAGAACAAATACTGTGTAATCATTTTTTTCTTTAGTACCAGCGGAGAGATCAACCCCAACAGCCAGCGAATCAAACTCGGTAGCGATTTCTGCTTTAACCAAAAGTTCAGGCGCAAGAGATAGCTCATTCTGCCTGACAATTTGATTCATGTATTGAAAAGAAAAAGCAATTGGTGCTTGTCTTTTCTTTTCTTTTAAGTACTCCAAAGACCACATCTCTGGCCAGTACGACTCTTCTTCCCCTGTTTCCGCATTGTTTTGAATTGCTGACAAAACAATCTGCATCCAGTTATTTTGTTCATTAAAAGTTGTTGCATGTATATCGTCATGCCTAAACCTGGTACCAAGACAAATTGCTCGTCCCCCTTCAAACATCGTTGGTGCAATCACTGCATTCCAGTTATCCTGCATCATTTTCCTGATGTCAGGATTAGCAATATCTGATGAGCTTTTAATAGCGTCATCAATAATTACCAATTGACTACGTTTAGATGTCACTGAGCCTTTTAGGCCAGCAGCACACAACGTAAATTGTTCTTCACCAGCAATATCAATACCAGCAAAACGATGGTCAATAGACCAATACTCATTACTGGTGACATTCTTAAGAAGTTTTACTGTTGGAAAAACATCTTGATATCTTTTACTTTCAATAAGTCGTTTAATTGTTGCCGACTTGGAACGAGCAATATCAACCGTGTAGGAAAGATAAAGAATTTGAAGTGGGCGTTTAGCTGCTGTGTGCACACCAATAGCCCACGCAGCAAACAAACCTGCGACAGTCGACTTGGCCGATCCGCGAGGTGCCAACAAGTCTATGTTTGGACCAGCAATCTTAAGAAGACAAGAACTATCTTCGTTTGTTACTAACTGCCTGTGCCAATCTTGATGGTGTTTTGCTGGAGGTTTATCAGCTACATACTCACAATCCAAAGTCTTCTTGTGCCAGGGCTAATAGCTCTTCATTTTCCGGCTTGCGTACGCGGTGGTTTTGAGCGGCAGCTTTTGCATTACGTCGATAAGCTTGATGAAGATAAGCAGGCATTAATCATGTGCGTTATGTCTTTTATACTAACCGAAAGCACTTGACCTGAACGGATCTTCTGCTTGAGATTGTTTTTTATATTCTTTTGCAGCATTAGCCGCAGCCCTAGCTTTCTGCGGATCGTATTCAGATTGAAAAGCTTGGGATGCTTTTTGTTCATCAGGTGTTCTACTGGCTACATCAACGGCTTTACTTTCTCTTTCTGAAAGGCCAGGACCAGTTTGTGGAGAATTTTTAAAAGGGTCTTGAATCATATAGCCTTCTTTATCTGAGAACCTAGAGCCCGGTGTAATCAGGGGCATGATATTACTCGGGTGGTAGGTTCCAGGGGGGCGATCCATCCCCCTTGGACCCGAAGGTAAAGCCTGAGCAATTATCTGCTCGCCCCTTGGGCCTTGAGCAAGAGGAGAAGGAGGATTTTTTACAGGAGGATTTTTTAAACGAACATCACCGGGTCTACCTGCTCCTGGGTTTGGTACAAATAACCTCATATGTTCGTCATATTTGACAGGAGTACTTGGCCCTTGGTTTTGAGCTATTGTTGACTCAGAACCGGCTACGTAAGAATCTAAAAATTGTTTAGAGTCGACGTTACCAGCCGCTGCTTGTTCTTTTACAATCTCTAAATTTTTTTCAGTTTCAGGAGAAACAGTCGTTGCTTCTGGTTTTGTTGTTTCAAT